CTCTGCATTTGAGGATAAACTACCACCGGGCATTTATGAAGTATTAATTGCCACATTCAATGCTTGGTCAAACAAAAAAATCCAGTTACCTATGGACATTTATAACAAAGTAATACCCACAGAAAATTTCAATACTGATTATCTCAAGAAACTAAAAGAAAAAAACACCCCTCAAATAACAAGTACCCAAAACTTCCTTCAAGGGATGTTCAATTATAGTTCTTCTTATAAGGCTGTGTGTTGCCAAAACTATACATACACACTATGGAGAAAATATTACCCAAAATCAGATCTCAAAATCGAGCACTTGGAACATTCTGATGATTATGTCACAGTTTGTCTTTACACGGATATAAAGGAATTTGAGAAATACAGGCTTTTGAATAAAATGATAATGAGGTTACATGGGTATAATGATAGTGAAAGAAAAACATGTTCGCAGCCCTACATAATGGAGTTTGTCTCTCAAATGTCACATAACGGTGTGATGTTATACCCACAAATAAAAAAATCAAAGGAAGTGAATCTATCATTACCATGCACAGGTTATACAAAGGATATGGATGCAGCAATGTCTAGGGTGGGCGAATGTGCTAGAGTTGGTTGTAACCTTAGTTTCCTTTATTTTTTTCAAAGGTTGCACACTGTTCTTGTTGCTGATGCTTATTCTATTCTCCCAGGTATGAGGAATAATATGAACAGGAGTTTTAAGGACCTTATGTGCCAACCTGTGGAATTGTTTGGCATTCCTGACCCTCACCCAATATTCTCGTTATATTGTAGAGGTAACATAAATAATTACAGGCTCTACAACTATGGTGATTCTTTTATAAAAGATAACATAAGAAAATTATACAAAAAATCATTGTACATATCAAGTATTGAGGGTGTCTCAGTTGAAAAAGAAGATGATAGATATTGTTTGGCAACACCAAGATTCCTATACGACATGGGAAACAAATCACTGGCAAAACTAAAGAAGAACATTGACATACCAATAGACAATGTTAGATCTTTTTGGTGTTCTCACCCTGTCTACAAATTAATAAAACCAAGAACAAATGAGAATTTACTAACATGGGTTAAATCAATGTTCTACAATAGGTCTTTCATGGAGGCATATTCCACAATAACAAGGGCTAGAATGACTTTGAGAATCCCAAGGTACGTTAGCAAGCAAATGATTGTTGAAACAGTGGAATTAGAAAAGCACTATGAAAAAAAACAGAATTGGGGAACCAAAATAATGACCATGGTCGAATATTACAACAGAATCCAGGAACAGTTTTCTCTGCTTAATTTGACATGGAATAGGAATGACGAAGTGCATTTAAGTAGAGTATTAACAAAATGTGACCCAACAGTAACACAAATATATTCTATCCTTGACACCATAACAATATCATTAACGGACATGACCAGGAAACAGACAATACAAGTATCTGCCAATCAACCAAGGAAAACAACTACCATATCACTAGTAAATGAACCAGCCATATTATTGCAATACATATTGGACCGAGATTGCTTCATGGCAGACAAAAGAAGAGTAAAATCCAGGGGTTCATTGGAAAAAGATGTACTAATTATCCTCGAAAAATATGGTGAAGAACTCAAGGACACAAAAAATACAATGGCATTGTTGTCTGTTTATAATGACTTAATGATAACAAGGCAACCCCAAAATGTGGTTTACACATATGATCGACATTGTGTTACACTTTTGGATTTTATAATGTCCACCTTTAGGAATAATTATCACCCCGGTCTTGTTTGTAAGGTTACTCACACAAACGTATCGAATATAATTGACCCAACGACATTACAGACTCTTTTTCTAAAACAACATAGGCACACAAAGGACTACCACAGACAATGTTTGGATAATTTATGTCTAATACATGTTTTTTTAACACACACACAAGCACTAAAAAAGCAAGCAGTTTTAAACATTTTGGGAAGCCTTAGATTTGAAATGCCAG